TACCCACTGTAGTGAGGGGGGGTAGGGGGGTGCAGGGTGTAGGGGGGGTACCTCTTGACCTATAGGGGGGGCATAGGTCAAGGGGTCAAGGGGTACACCCTGCACGGGTCAAGGGGTCAAGGGGTGCCCGGTGCAAAGGTGCCCGGTGCACCTTGACCACGGGTCAAGGGCTAGAGCTAGCTGCTACAGCTAGAGCTAGAGCTAGAGCTACGGCTAGAGCTAGAGCTAGAGCTAGACTATGAAAGGTCGACACGGGAACGACCGTGGACCAAAGGAAGCGCCCCCCCTGGTATAGGAACCAGGGGGGGCGCGTTAGAGTTAGGCGCGTTACGCGCCCCCTAGGTGCTAGGCGTCGACGCTATCGGTATCACTCTCACGAGCGATGGCGGCTGCTACAAGGTCGTCGGTACCGGTATAGGCGTTGATGAGCGCTTTGATGGTACCTTGGTACTCCTTGCGAGAGCCGGGCTCCTGGTCAGGGTTAATTTCGTCATTAGCCTTATCGATAGTCTTCAGACTCTGCTCCAGACTCTCACGCATGTCGTTGCGAGCCCGGGTTACCTCAAGATACTCAAGTTCTTCGAGCGCATTCAAGCAGCACATCCGAAGTGTACGCGTGGCTTGGACCCGACGTCGCATATTGGCACTGGCCAACGCCTTGATAGCCGTTCGCAGAGCATGTTGCGTGTTAGCTGCTTCAATCTCCTCACAGGAACTATCACCAGTGACACGGTCCCAGATATCCTTACAGACTGTTTGGAATGCTACGTCATCCAATTGGATAGTGATTGCAGGGTCCGTGCTAGGGAGCGCCGTCGGAACAGGGGAAGCAACAAAGGAACGAGCACCAATGATGTAGTGGTCAGTGGACGCTACAGACAAGCTAACGAGCCGAGCAAAGTCGTCACGGGTCAAGGCGAGTTCCTCGCCAAGGTCGGAGGGAAGGTCGTTGGCCTCAAACCAAGGCTTAAGCGCTACTTGTGCACCCTTTGGATAGTCGGAACTAGCCGCTGCTACGCTTGCCATATTGCGACCAATGTGAGCGCTAATGAAGCACCCATCTACATCAACAACGACATAGAAATTGGTCGCACGGTCACCAGACTTAGTCCGACGGTAGTAAGGTTTGCCCAACCCTGCGAAGGGTTCGAGAGAAGTTGCCAAGATACGGCCAGCGGCCATAAGCTCAAGACCAGCTAGGGTTTCGAGTTCCTTAGCAGTAGCACGGCTGTCACGGCTAGGGGTATTGGATACGGTTGTCATGTTACTTTCCTATGGTTGTGAATGGTCAGTATTGACCGTGAACATCGCGAAGTCAGAACGAACCAAGGGGCTCAAGCCTGACTGACTTTCGACTCCCTCTCTCCTCCTTTCCTCGCGACGTTCGCCCTTATCTTACCATACGGGCCAAATCAGGCCATTGTTGGCTTTCTAACTACCTTTGACATTCTGTCAATCGCGAAGGCAGGCTATCGACCATTGCCAGGTTTCGACCTAGGTATCCACGAGTCGACACAAGCCGACACAAGCCGAAATAGACCACTTGCACCACTATGTGAACACTGTTCACATAGGAGAATATGGCCTTGACGTTTTGTTGACACTTCCTTACGTGTAAGTAAGTAAGGGGGTATAGGGGGTATCTCGGGATATCAACCCCCCCTAGGTATGTACCCCCCCTTGCGTTTACCAGGATACGTCCTTCCCCGCTAGACCGGGTGATAGTGACCTGTATAGGGTACAATCCCGCACTACCCGGCGCGGATAGAAGCCCCCCGCCTAGCTACGCCAGAGCCAGACAGAGTTAGACAGGAGAAGCCATCCCCCCCTAGGGGGGTGGGGTTACCGGAGGGTACCGGAGCAGTACCTCCAGATCCCCATCAAAAAATCAATTTCTGGAAATAGGACATCGATTTCTAAAAAATAGGAAAACTGGATTCCTGGAAATGCCTCTCTGCCTAAACCAGAACAAACACGACACGTTCTGACTGTATGGGCTGGGACAGGCAACCTTCATTATGGGCAGATGTTTTCTACCGCTACAGGGGGTCTATCGGTAGAACGGTAGAAAAACGGTAGAACGATTATTCTACTTCTAAAGTAGTATATAGTAGTTTTCTACCGTTTCTACCGATAGATCTCTCTATAACCCCCTACATTTTTTTCTTTTTTTCTTATGCACACATTTTTTTTTTCTTAAAGTGCAAACGTTACCAAAGTGCGGTAGAAAGGCTTTTTCAGTTATAGCCCAGGGGGCAAGGGGCATAATCGTTCTACCGATAGAAAACCCTATCGGTAGAAAACTCTCGTAGCGGTAGAAAACTCACGATAACCAAGGGGCCAGCGTGGGCACATTTTGGGTTTTCTACCGATAGCGAATCACGTTTCTACCGGTAGTGGTAGAAATTTAGTTCATGCCACACTACGCCAGACCTAACCCCAACAGGCCACCCAGGGCCTCAAGCGAAAGAACTACTTGAACGGGGTCGCACACACCGCCCGAGGGTTCCTAGAGATAAAACTTTCTGTCAGAACTAGGCAGGATTGGCAAAATGGTATATAATGAACCAACTCAAAGGAGAGTCCATGTTACCACCATTCCCCCTGCTCTACTCGTGCAGTAAGGCCGCTAAGATCCTCGGGGTCTCTACCCGAACGCTTGCTCGACTAATAGAAACGAAACAAATCGGCTGCCTGTACCTCAGTACATCCCCTGGACGAAACACACCTAGGATCCCCAGACAAGCAATCGTTGACTTCGCGAGAGTGCGTGAACCTGCTACAACAAATGCCCCTGACTTCTAGGGCCCCAGCCTAGAGCACCATCCCCTACAGAGGCACATAATGCAGGTTCCCCCTGACCCAGGCTCTCCAGAAGAGGTCCTGGCCTACCTTACTACGCTCTATCCCGAGCGAGACGCCGTCCTTGAACTCCGAGCCCTCGGGGTACCACAAGGCAGAAGAACAGCCGCCTTCTCGGGGTTCTTCAACAACTACACCGCCCTAGCCCGAGACGCTGTCCACCTGGATAGGCAAGGGGCTACGGGTATTTACGTCACCCTAAACCCTGTCAACCCAGCCTTGCTGGCAAGGTGTTCCAACAAGGTACGCCTCGCCGAGAAGGGAGGAGGGACGCAAGACAAGGACATCGTTGAGCGGAAGTTCCTGTTCGTTGACATCGACGCAGACAGGCCCTCTGGTATCTCGGCCACCCGCGAGGAGAAGGGGTCTGCCGCAGCCGTACTCAAGGATGTCGTCCTCTGGGCAGAAGAGCAAGGTTTGCCCTACCCTACGGTCGCAGACTCGGGCAATGGCTTCCACCTTCTCTGGCGTCTCCGTGAAGAGCCCGAACCAGAAGGCCATGAGAATCCCAAGAAGGACAGACAGAAACTCATCCAGTCCTTCCTACATTATCTGGACTTCCGCTTTGCCCAGCGCGGGGTCCTCATCGATCCCTCGGTGGTTAATCCATCGCGAATCATTCGGTTGTACGGGACTCATGCCCGGAAGGGGGAGGACACGGAGAGTCGGCCTCACCGGAGAGCCCGCATCCTCCGAGCAGGAGACACCCGGCCAATCTCCTGGTCGAACCTACACGCGCTCCACAAGATGTCGCCCAGAGCATCGGGACTCAAGCGGGATGAGGCCAAGTCTACGCAGTTGGACATGTGGCTCCATCGCCACCAAGTCCCTGCCCATGGGCCTATCCCTTGGGCCAACCTTGGACGCAAGTGGGTCTTCTCCGAGTGTCCCTGGGACAAGAGCCACACCGATGGCAGTGCCTACATCGTTCAGCTCCATGCCGGGGGTATCGCAGCCGGGTGCCACCACGAGGACTGCCCAGGCAATGAGCGTGATAGCAAGAACCGGGCAATGGGTTGGCGGAAGCTACAGAAGCGCTTCGGCAAGCTGGGTAGCAATCCGACAGCAGCGACCACTGCCGCAGCCCCTTCCTCTACGTTATCCCCAGGGCTCACGGACCTTGGTAACGCGAAGCGGCTCGTCCGACACTACGGGGAAGACCTACGTTTTGTCGGAGACTGGAACAGTTGGGTCTACTGGACGGGGCTTCAGTGGAAACAGGATGACGACCTTCCCCTGCATCTAGCGACCAACCTTTCTACCTTCATCTTCGCGGAGGCTACCGCCGCCAAGACGGATGACCCTGACAGGGCCACCCTCCTCAAGAAGTTTGCCATCAAGTCTGAATCCAAGAACGCAGCCCACGCAGCAGTGGGGCTTGCCAAGGTTGAGCCTAAGCTTCGGGCCGAGGGGACCGCCTTCGACAGGAACCATCACCTGCTCTCGACCCCAACATCAGTCATCGACCTCAAGTCTGGGGCCTTGCTTGACCACGACAAAGTCCACGGTATCACCTGCCTTACGAACGTCTCCTACCGAGAGGAGGCTGAGTGTCCCCAGTGGGAAGAGTTCGTTCATTGGATGATGGGTGGCAACGAAGCTCTGATAGCTTACCTACAGCGGCTCGTAGGCTACTTCGCTACAGGCGAGGTTCAGGAGCAAGTCCTCGTCTTCTTCGTCGGCGACGGAGCAAATGGCAAGACCACCTTCATCAACGTGTTGCTACGGTGTCTGGGGTCAAGCTATGCGGCTCCGGTGCCAGCCACGGTCCTGGTTCGGTCCAAGGTGGAGCAACACCCAACCCATGTTGCGGACCTGCGGGGGAAGCGGCTTGGTATCGTCTCGGAGCTAGACCGGTCGAGTGTCTTGAACGAAGGGCTCGTCAAGCAGTTGACGGGGTCGGACCAGATCAAGGCTCGGTTCATGCGGAAGGACTTCTTCAACTTCGCCCCGACCCACAAGCTCTGTGTCCTGACGAACCACAAACCCCTCATCCGGGGCACAGACCACGGTGTCTGGCGGCGTATCCACCTTGTGCCCTTTGAGCAGACGGTGACGGCAGACAAGATGGATGTTCGCCTTGAGCAGAAGCTCTTCACCGAGGGACCTGGGATCTTGAACTGGATTATTGAAGGCGCAAAGCAATGGTACGAGCAAGGCTTGTGTCCCCCCGAGGAGGTGATGGCCGCTGTGGAGAAGTACCGGAAGGAGTCAGACTGGTTGGGGGAGTTCCTCGAAGAGAGGACCGCGCCTCAAGACCAGGGACGACTACCTGTGATGAGCCTGTACGCAGCCTACCAGGAGTGGGCCGAGGACCGAGGCGAGAAAGTCTACGGGGCAAGGTCCTTCTCGAAGGCAGTCCGCGAGCGGGGCTACGAGAAGATTGTCGCCAAAGAGAAGGTGGGCAGTACCTGGCGTAGTCTCAAGTGTTGGCGAGGCTTGCGTCTCGTGTCCGTCTTCGACGGAGTCGACCGCAGCCCGAAAGTGAGTATAGATAGTAACAACTGGCATTAGGAGAGGAATGCTATGAGTGAGGAACAGCCCAAGAGGCGGAAGCGAAAGTGGAAGCGGAAACAGAAGCAAGCCAACAAGAAACACGACCCCATTCTCCGGGTGGGGGCCTGTTGCGCCCCGGTGTACTACCTCCCACGGGGTCTCATCCATGTGTTTCTTCATGCTCCTTCTGCAATCAAAGAGACACGCTTCGGCTACTCTCGATATCCAGACTCGTTTTGTCTTGCAGCTATGCACCATCGAGATCAGTATTATCCCTGGATGCGCCTGGACTATCGGGTACCTAAGAAGTCTATCTTATCTTGGATTGAGTCAACACCCTTGGTCTCGGAGTGGGTACGATCGAACAGCTCGTTTCGAGCCCCACGCCTGTGGCCCCCGCCTGTTGTAGCTGCCTTCGGGAAGACCCCACTCCCTGCGCCAGTGGACTTCGCCAACATCGATTGGCGTGAGCATTGGTCTGTGCTGGAAGATCACAACACCGCGGTACTCCAGGCATATGCTTGTGGAGTGAATATCCCTCGGCTGCGGCAGATGCTTCAGACAACGGAGGTACAAATTCATTCCCAACTTGTTCAAGCGGTGCGAACCCTGTTGGCCTACGCCACCTTCAAGCTTTGGTGCGTTCCTGTGGACTGGCGATTCATGGTCATCCCCGAGGGCTTGGGGGAGGGCATTCTTGAGCAGGGACAGATGGCTGCTACCTTGAGGAAAGACCCCTTTGGTGCACCACTATGGGCTGCGGAGGTGGTGGTGAATACCCTCGCGTTCGGGGCCTATGCCAGCAGTAACGTCCCCCGAGAGATACTCAAGAACCGAGAAGTGCGGGCCCCTCCCTTTCTTGTGGCTCCTGCCTGAATGCAGTAGAGTATTCCCATGGCAAAGAAACGCTCCCCACAACCTGTTGGTCGTCCCCGAAACCCCCCGGCTGGGGAGTGGACCCAGTGGTTGAACCTTGTCCCCCAGGATAAGCGCGAGGCCATTGCCCAAGAGCTAGAGAAGCATAACGTCACGGATTATGAGGGGCTGATTGCCTTCTCGCAATCGATGATGATCAGTCTACTACGGGGAACAATTGCTCCTGAAATCTCTCGGGAGATCAAGAGCTGGACCCAACTGATCTTCACCATGGTCTCCACCCAGCAAGGGGATGTGGGCTCACCCGATCGCGCCATCGAGCAGGTTCTGTCTGCCTTAGCTGCTGTTGCGAAGACAGCCCCTAAGCTCCAGGCAACCTACACCGTGGTGGATGTTGTCCCCGTTGAGCCCGAGCCCGAACGGATCCTCCTGAAGGCTAATGAGAAGTGACCGACACCCCCCAGCAGGGCATCGACACGCTTCGAGACCCGGCCATCTCGCTGCGGGCCTATGGCTATTTGATTGACCAAGCCTCGGGGGATGCCCGTCTCTACGACCCCCATGCAATCACGCATAATCTCCAAGAGACCATCGTAGACTATGTCTCGAATCCTCCGAGGACGGAGTTCGGTCAGGCCAAATGGCTCAACTTACTCGGCTACCGGCAGGGTGGCAAGAGCCTGACGGCAGAGCTATGTGGCTACGTCAAGACGGCTTACAGCCCTGGCTATGACGCTGTCTGTATTGCTGATAATCGAGAGCGCGCCGAGTATCTGCATCAAAGGGTGCACTACTGCCACAAACGGTGGCCCGAGATTATTCGTACACCTACCATTTCCACCCGTGAGGTACGGCAGCTAACCTTCGAGAATGAGGTTGGCGGGAAGATGCGCGTCCTCACGGGTGATGGTGATGCCGTTGGTATCGGGCAGTCTCCCGACTTTTTCCACGGCAGCGAGCTTGCGTACTGGCGTAGTGCGGCAGAGCAATACTCGTTGATCTACCCTTCCATGATCAACCGGGACCACGCCCTGATGATTCTGGAATGCACGCCATGTCCCATGGATGCCCCGTCCGCCGAGTGGTGGATGGACAAGTGCCGTGATGCCCAGAGGGGACACGGCAGGGATCTGTATGCCTTCTTCCCCTTCTGGGACGGCAAGCTCAACCAACGCCCCTGGCCGAAAAGGGCTCGTCTCCACAAGGAAGAGCTACAGCTGATGGAGCTGTACGGGGACAAGGGACTCACCAAAGAGAACCTAGCTTTCCGCCGATTGATGTTGGACACAGATCCCAAGATTCGTCGGAACCCTGACCTGTTCAAGGTCTACTACCCCTTCGATGACGTGACCTGTTGGTTGGCGTCAGCGGGGGGAGTCATCCATCCGAGCCTACTTACGCGACATCATGCGCGGAAGCTCGTTCCATGGCAGCCACCCTACATGGAGTACGAACCACCCGAGGTGGGTGCCCGGTATGTCATTGGCGTTGACCCAGCTGGTTATGCGGCGCGAGACCATGCGGCCTTCCAGGTTCTGAAGTGCTACTCGGGCGAGTGGACCCAGGTGGCTTGTTATGCCACGACTACCGAGCCTATCCCCTTTACACGGAAGCTCCTACAGGTGGCCGAGCGGTACAACCAAGCCATGGTTGCCGTCGAGTCCAATGGGGTCGGGGTCGCGGTGATTGCCTTGCTTCAGGATGCTGGGCTCAAGAATCTGTACCATGAGAAGGCGTACAAGCCGGGCATAGCTGCTACCTCGAAGTCCGTGAACGAGATGCTCTCCTGGCTCCAAGAAGCCCTCAAGGATGAGTTGGTTCTCAACGATGCAGACACGGTCGCCCAACTGACGAGTTACCGGCACGACAAGCGGACAGAGCGGTCAGTTGCTTCGGAGATCTTGCGCCGTGATGGGGCTGGCAAGGGGCGTCGAGAGCGGCATCACTGGGATAAAATCTCGGCCCTTCAGATTGCCGTAGCCGCGACTCGACGGGAACCTACCCGTCATAAGCGGGAGACCCCGGATAATGTGGTACCGCTTTTCCACGAGATGCCTTACGATAGGCAGCGAAAGTACCTAGATCAAGTTGAGAAGAGTAAGAAGCAGCGTGAGCGTCGGCATACCCGCCGAGCAAAATATCCTTTTAGGAGGCGATGATGGGCAATAATACGTGGGCACAGAAGTTGCGCGAGAATGCCGCGCAGAAGGCCATAGACAAGGGAGTCGCCACAAACGAACAGTACCGGGCGGCCCGGGGGAACCTGGGCCTTCAAAGAGGAGGCGCGCACCCCAAAGCGCGGCAGCCTGTAACTGAGAGAGACCCCAAGGCGGAACTCTTCGATACTAGTGCCCACAAGAGCACGGCCTTCAAGCAAGAGGCAGAACCCTTTGAGATGGATGCCCCCGGAAAATGGGGCTGGGAGGGACTTGCTGGGAAGGAAGGAGCCACCGTGGCTGCGGAGGAGGCTGCTTTCCAGGAAAAGATGGGTATGGGTAAGGGTAAGGGTAAGGGTAAGCCACGTTACGGGGCTCAGACCCTAGCCGACATAGATGATGCGATGACTAAGGGCGCAGACCCCGGCACCTCGAAGGCAGTGATGGACCCTTCTGGCAAGTTTGGCTACACCAAGAACTCGGATGGGTCCTTCACGATTCACACGGACCCCAACGACCCTATGGTAGGGAAGTTCAACGGTAGGACGGTCAAGGCGGGAAGCGGCAAAGCCTACGACTCTATCCTTAGTCTCTGGGAAGGCAAGGGTTCCAAGTGGCAGGCTCCGAAAGGAGGGGAGGCCCCGAAGGGAGGAGCACCTGCGGCAGCGGCAGCAGCTCCAGAGGCTCCAGCTCCAGAGGCTCCAGCGGCAGCAGCGGCTCCCCCCGCTAGGCAGGCTCATGCGGCTCACGCAGCGGCTCCACCTGCGACAGATCCCACAGATCCCACAGGGCCCACTTGGCCTGGTAAACCGGAGACACCCACCCGTGACGAGTTTGGTGTCTCAACCCCAGAGAACATGTCCCGCGAGAGACTACCTTCGGCAGGCCAGATAGGGGATAGTGATCTTTTGGCGAACATGTCGAGGGCGGTCAATCCACCAGAGTTTCAGTTTGGTGTCTCAACCCCAGAGAACATGTCTCGCGACAGACTACCCTCGGCAGGACAAATGTCGGATGGTGATCTTTTGGCGAACATGTCGAGGGCGGTCAATCCAAAAGATCCTCCCGGAGGACCTACTTGGCCTGGTAAAGCGGAGACCCAGACATTTGAGGATTACTCAAGCATCCCGTTTGACAAGGACCCGTTTACCGCAGCCCGAGAGGATGCCGCTGATGTGGCTTACCGTAAGGAAGCGGTTTTGGATAAGATGTCTCCTGAAGAGCGTGCCCAGTATGAACCCCTACTCAATAGTGCTTCTGGTGCGGACTTGAATGCGCTCATTCAAAGCATAGAAAGGACGTATGCTCTTGGAGCAGAGGACTTTTTTTCCAATATTGATTCCGGCGAGCTGGGTGGAGATGTCCGTCGTAGATAGATCCCCCCGCATAGGAGAGTAATCCATGCTGAAAGGCGAACAGATTCTTGGGATCATCAAGTCCCATAGGCAGAAGCAGGAACATGACTTACGCCTATGGGACAAGTACCGAGCGTGGTACCTCTCCGAGTATTGGAAGGGGGAGGAGGAACTGCCCCAAGGTGCGGGGGAGTTGGAGTACGAGCAGGAAGACGAAGTCAACCTAGAGACGAACTACCCCTACGCCTACATCGATACGATGATTTCCAACATCTGTCCGACCAATCCCCAGATTACAGTCTTGGCGCGGCAGGACAAGAATCGCCCTGCTGCCAGGTTCCGTGAGGCACTCGTTAACGACTGTTTCCGTAGGAACAAGCTGCATAAGGCGATGTGGTCTTGCGCCACGGATGGTAGCCTCTGCGGGCGCGGGTTCATCAAGACGGTCTGGAGCTTTGTACGGAATGCCCCGGAGCACTTTGTTGTGGACCCACGGCACGTCTTCTTCGACTTGGCCGCTGCCCGGTGGGAGGACATCCGGTATCTCATTGAGGTCACGGTACTGACCGAGGACGAGTTCAAGCGACGGTCGAAGCGGAAGCGCGATGGCAGTGGGGCACACTACCGCCCCTCGGTAGCGGCCTTGGCCCAGCCCTCGGGGTATCCCCAGTGGTTAGAGGACAGGTCGCGGGACTCCGGTGCCATCAATAAGTCTACTCGTGATTATTATAAGTGGATCACGGTTTTCGAGGTTTATGACTTCGAGAGCGATCGGTATTACCACATGCTCGATGAGGTTGATGAGCCTCTGTTTGATTCAGACCTACCCTACAAGTATGTGAAGAACCCGATTAGTCTTCTGACGTTCAACGACAACAAGACGGACCTGGGTGGGCTGTCGGACGTTCGGCTTATCGAGGGGCCACAGGCGAGGCTCAACGAGATTGATACGCTTGAGCTATGGCACGCGCATACGTCCATCCCGGTGACGCTGTTGAATGCGGCTTTGGTGGACGACCCTGAAGAGTTCATGGACATGCTCAAGAACGCCACGCAGCCGGGGCAAATTGCATGGTTGTCGGCGAAGAACAACGCTCCCCTACGGGACGTGATTAGTCAGACACCTGTTCCACAGATGGACCCGAGCTTCAATCGGATGCGGGAACGGGCAACCCAGATCATTGAGTTCATCCTGGGCATCCCCCAGTACAGTCGGGGCGTTGTTGGTGTTGCCGATGTCGCTACCGAGGTTGCTTTGGCCGACACGGCTACACGCACCCGGAACGGGAAGCGCATCAAGCAGATGACAGACCTTGTTGGGGACTTGGGGAAGAAGATCACTGGGCTTTATGAGGAGTTCCTACCCGAGGATTCCGAGCTTGCCGTTCGTCTGACGGACAGTCGAGAGGTGATGATTGTCTCTCGTCGCGAGATGGCGATGGCCCGAGACCGATCCCCGGGAGAGGAGCCCCTCGACTACGACTACGATGCGGTTCCCTTCAGTCCTACTGAAAATCATCGGATCGTACAGCTCAAGAACCTGGAGAAGTATCTCCCAGTGCTGATGCAGTCCGAAGCGGTGGACCAAGAGAAGCTGATGACCAAGCTTCTGGAACTACTCCAGCTGGGCGACATCCTCAAGACCGAGGAGCCCCCACCCCCACCAGGGCAGGAACAGCCTCTGGGGCTACCTCCCGAGATGGCGGCGATGATGGGTGGGGGTGGAATCGCTCCCCCAGGGATGCCGGGGATGGACAACATCGCTACAGGAGCCTTGCCCGAAGGGACTGACGTTCCGACCTCCCCCACTGCTATGGGTGGTCCGGGTGGTCCTGGGATTCCGATGTCTGACCGGGGACCTAGGCCTCAACTGCCTGGAGCTAAGTAGATGGCCAGTTGGTTTGACAATCTACGGGATAAGGCTGTTGATGCCGGGATGGCGAAGGCTAAACAGCCCTATGGTGACTGGGAGAACAAGCTTCGACGCGAGGCGGGCGCAGAGGCTATAAAGGCCAAGGGTGATGAGCAGAGGTTGGCCCAGGTCAAGAAGCTTGCCTCTACAGCTAGGCCAGAGTCTCATCAAGAAGCAGCCATGACGGCAGAGCAACTCGATGATTTGGCGAATCGTGCCCCCGAGTCGCCCCAAGAGCAGCAGTTGCGTCAGATGCTCGAAGAGTCCCACAAGAACCCAGAGACGCCCGAAGAGGCTGCTGCGTGGGAAAAGGCAAATGAGGAATTTCCAAGCGAATGGAATCTGACTCCAGAACAAGAAGAGCATTTGCGCCGACATGGCTCCGTGCGCACCACCGAAGGAGATCGGTATACGGACTGGTACATGCGTGAGACCTCGAAAGACCTAGATGACTACTGGGGAAAGCAGCTCGGAGAGAAGCTCCAAAAGCGGGAACCTAAACACCCAGAGTGGAATGAACCTGCGCGGGAGAAACTGTAATGCCAGTCTACGACATCGCTTGTGACTCGGCCCAGAGCTGTGGCTACTTCGAGGATGTGATCATCCCCTTAGCCCACCTCGACGATGCCATCTGTCCGACGTGTGAGGGCCCTATCCGTCGCCTACCCCGACCTGTGCGTACTGTGGGGCCTATGCCGAGCAAGCCCCTGACGATCAAGCAGATCGGTCGGAGCTTCGAGAGCCCCGCAGAGTTGCGTCAGTACCAGAAGGAGAATCCGCAAGCGCAGATTATTGCTCCTGACTCGAAACAGTGGAAGAATAAAGTATCCAGGGTCCGCAAGAACGCGAATAACCGGGCGAAGAAAGCTGGTTACCGTGACCTTGAGGACATGCAGGCTCGGAAGTGGGGTAAGGCTCCCGATGGTCGGACCATAAAATGATTTTGCTCTAGCTCTTGACGTAAAATTTTTCACCCAGTACGGATAGTGCAATGCCTAAAGATGATCCAAGTGCATATAGCCCCAAAGAGGTAGCTCAAGAACTCTTGGCGCTAGATACCGCCGACGCGATTGTGAATCGCCTCGATGAATTGGGTTGGGAGCTTGCTCCTTCTGGTCAGCCAGCGGAGGAAGGGATTGGCGACGAAGGCCCCCTTGATGAAGATGTTGGTGGCGGAGGGGACGCTCCAGATCTTGAGGGCATGGAAGAAGAAGTCTCTGAAGAGGATGAAGGTGGCCCCGACGTACCGATGCCTGTGGGGCCCAAACCTCCGTACCTCACAGTTCTACGCATGAGTGCCGTCGATAAGGCATTCGACAAGGACAAGAAGAAGAAGTCGAAGAAGAAGGGCAACGACGAGGAGAAGATGTATGTCTGACGAAGTCAGCAACGCTCCTGTCGAAGCTCCCGCAGCTGTAGTAGCTTCGTCTCCTACGCCTGATACTGCTTCTGGGGCCAGCTCTAGTTCGGATGGTCCGGTCTCGGAGGCGACCTCTCCTGCCTCCGAGGCCACACCAACGGTCGAAGGCGAGGTCACTACCTCGGCCTATGATTCTTACGACTGGAACAACTGGGACGGAAAGCATGATTCTTGGCCCGAGGAGTACCAAAGGTGGGGCGCGAAGCTTCACGGTACGCTAGCACAAGAGCGAGACGAGCTGGACTCCCTACAGGGGCTCTACAACAAACTGCTTGGTGGCGTCTCAGACCCCCGGGTAGAGGAGCTGACAGGCCAGAATCAAGACCTGTTGGCCAAGGTTCAGGCATTTGAGCAGCAGGTAGCCACCCATAATGGGGCTTTGGAGGCGGCAAAGGCGGACTACACGAAGTACCAGCAGGCTGTCTACGAGAGAGATTTGAAGTCCGCGACCCAGTGGGCCGAGTCTTTCCAAGGACGGCACGCAGCAGTCTTGGCCGACGAGAAGAACCGGGCTCGGATGATTCAGTTGATTGATCTCGACATGGACGCCGAAGATGCCTTAGAGTTTCTATCGCTCGAAGAGGGACTCTATGAGGAGGCGAAGTCGGCCTACGCCGAAGGTACGCCCCTCAAGCATGTTCGGAAGCTCGTAGCAATCCAACAACGTGAGGCTACACCTAAGCCTCGGCCTGCGGCACGACTCACATCGGGGGCCAGCCGTCGAGCAGTCCCCAATCAGACAAACAAAATTGAGAGCCGAAAGCCCAAGACATTCGACGATATCCGCAATTTTGCGGTTGAAAAGGCTTTCGCCAGAAAAAGGAAGTAACTCATGGCTATCAGTCAAGAAGTATTTGCCACCGCACTACAGGAGCAAATGAAGGGTCTCTCCGAGACTTTCATGCTCTGGCATCCCCTCCTTGAGGCGATTGTTACTCGCGGTAATATCAGTAAGTCTACCCTCGAAGGCCCCTTTCGGGACTTCGTCTTGGTACAAGGCGGTCCTGGGGCTGTGGATACCATCTACGGTGGTTCCGAGGTCATTAGTGGCGGTCGTACCCAGCAGGGCGTTCGGGGCAACACGTTTGCTGGTCGTATGATCTACAGCTTCGATGTCCCGCTCAAGGACCTTGCTTACGCCAACGGCAAGCAGGACCTGGCACGCATCCTCCAGAACTACCCCGAGATGGCAGTCGGTGACTTCCATGAGCGTATTAGCGATCAGCTCGCAACGGGAACCGGGGCTGGCGTTGGGGCCTATCCTACTCTCTTCGGTGGTACGACGATTGGCGCGGCGGCTGGTGTGTCTACCTCGACGTTCAATCCTGAAGGCACTGCGCGTAGTGGTTTCCTCCTGACAGAGCCGATTGCCGCACAGATGGCAACGGTCCACAACGTGAACTCTTCGGGTGGCGCAACGGGTATCGTCGGCTGGCATAACCAGTATGGTCAGATTGCCGGTGGCTTCTCTGTCTCTGGCCGAGCCGTTATTCGCCGAGCTTACTACGCCGCATCTCGTCAGGGTAAGACCCTGGGTGATGTGGATGTTCTGTTTGCCGATGAGCTGACCTATCTCAACCTGCTTGAGGACTTGGATGACTTCGTCCGCGTGGACTCTGTCAAGGAAGGGGATCACGTTCCGAGCAAGCTGCGAGAAGGTATCAAGTACCTCTCGGGTACGATGTACCTAGAGTCGAGCATCGACACGGCAGCCGCAACGCTTGCCGCTACGCCGGCAGCGGATGGTCTTGTCTATGGGCTCAAGACGCCTACCTGGCACGCTTACAATGTCGGCCATGGTGGCGAAGCTACCAAGGGCAACTTTGAGGTTCGTGGTCCATTCCGGCTCCCCGAGCAGGACATGATGCGTACTGAGATCGTGCTCCACCAGGGGCTCTACACCAACAATCGTCGTGCCAACTTCACCGTTACCGGTGGCGCGATTCCGTAGGGAGATATCATGTCTGGATTTGGCGACAGCCTTACTACCGTAGGAACCGTTCAGCTTCACCCGCTGGGCACCATCGTGGTCGAGCCCGCTACCCAAAGCGGCACTCGTGCTAACCAGGGCGAGAAGCACTGGATTTATGTTGGGAACAACAGTGGTGCTTCCATTGGAATAAACCTGGCTTGTATCCGAACGATTGGGGCGGGGAGTAACTCTACCTATCGGGTAACTGTGGCTCCCGTTGGGGCCGCAGCTTCGGCAATCGTGGGCTTTGCCCAGGCGGAAATTCCTGCGGCAAACTATGGCTTCCTTCTACGCAAGGGCATTGGGGCTGTGATAGCCGACGCTGCTGTACTAGCCTCTCGTCCCTTGGTCATTGGGGCCGCTGTAGCAGGGCAGGTAGACGACGGGGCGGTAACAACCGCTGGTGTTGGTACAACATTGGCAGCATCCGGTGCTGGTACCACCGTGGCCTACATCGACTGCAAGGGCTAACCCTCTAAGGGAGTAGCCCCGTGAACCTGAAGGGCATCAGGGATGCAATCTTCGCTCAGGCGGACTGGGCACCGACCCAGTCGCCTGAAGCGATTGTGCGCGTCAACCGGTTCATCAACCGGGCATACAACCAGATATCGCTCGAAGCACCGTTCTTGTTCTTCGAGTCGATGCTGAAGTTTGCGACCCAGCCTGATGTCGTTCCGACGTTGGTGACGGATACTCTACAGGTTTGTCCGGCCAACGATACACTTCCAACAGCGGCCCGTAACCCTTGGGTGTTCTACGGGACACTCAACGTGGGGACGCCGAACGCTATTCAGTGGAAGACTGACCGTAGTTGGGACGGGAGGTTGCTGGAGATTACTGTTACGGATGCTGCCGGTGTGAGCACAACGGTACGGAACCGCATACGCAGTATCTGGAAAGGCAACCTTGGTGCGGCGGACCACTTCTTCATTACGGTCGAGAAGCCTTGGGACTATGCCACACATGGATATGGGGAGTTCGCGGCATGGCGCGTCTATACCGATACCTACTATCTTCCTGACGATGTCATCTCGGTTAAGTCCACTCGCCTCTTTCTGGGGGGTGAGAATTGGCCCCTGGACGTTGTGAGTCAGACAGAGGCCGAGGACTATTCCCTCGCGGATAAGCGCTCTGTAGTGTCACACGGAACACCTCGTACCATGTTCCGTAGGCCCCACTTCCAGATGCCTGCGCCCACGGTAGCTCCGATTGCGACGTTCGACTCGGAACAGAACGTGATGAAGTGGTATGGACCAGAGCCTCCGGGACAGTTCCAGTACGCCTTCACGTACTGTTGGGGCAAACGAGACATACAGCTACGGAATCCCAATGGAGCCTACTGGCAAGGCTACGCTGCGAACATCCAGAACACAGCAACTACGGCCCCTGGGTACAGCGCGACAACGGACGCTTCGCACCGGATGCGGGAGCCCTTGTGGGAGTCAGCACCTTCGCCTCTCTCGGAGACCAAGACGGTCGCGATTGTTGTAACAGTCAATCCCGCAAACGTTACCTCCCCCGGGGTTCAGCTGGCCTTCCCAAACATCGACTACATGCAGGGGTTCTTTACGACGGGGACGAGCAACCCCACGGGGGCCTTTGATAGGTACAACATTCCCCAGTCAGGCTGGTATATTCGTATCTATCGGCGCAGGCTGACGGCGGACTTCACTAATTACGCGGTGCTTGGGACGGTAGCGAACACCCAACGGGTGCATGGGGCGGTGAACCTACAGAACATCGAGTCTCCTGATGCCTACCACCTTCTCACCGAGCTGAACATCGATGAGCTGAACGATGGGAACTGGATTGATCGGGGAGAGGTCATACCAGATTACTCCCGGCGCATGAGGGACATCCATGGCTACCAGGGGGTTGGCTTGTACCCCTACCCCAACAAGCGGTTTGAGGTTGACCTCCGTTGCGTCCGTCGTCCCCAGGAACTTCAGGATGACCAGGATGCGCCGTTGATTCACGCGGAAGCTGTGGAGACACTCATCACTCGCGCCCTTGTGTTTTTGCGTGAGGCAGAAGGAGCCGGGGATCTCGCAGCTTTGGCGATGAATCAGTATGAACGGGCACTCGCAAACTTGACTAAACGGTATGGAACGCTGCTTCCCGCCTCTCGCTCGGTTACTCGTAGGATGTCTCGGGCTCGTCCCGGGCGCTTGCGTCGTGGTAACTTGAGGCGCTGGTACACTTTAGAGTAGGAGAGCAGCATGTCCGTAGAGAAATCTCACCCCACCCCACTCATTGCAGGGGCCGTTTATGCAACTACCGGTAGTGATGGTCGTCCCACCGAAGGGATGATTCGCTCTGTGAGGTTGGCCCCCAATGGGAGTCGGGAAGGTGAGTTTATGATTTTTGGTCACAAGCCCGAGAAGGTCATTGAGGGCAGTGATCGGATGAACTCGCTTCGGTTGGTTGGACGCCCGGCTAGCCCCAAGATTGGGCGTCCCCGGAAAGCTGCGAAGTAAGTGGCGGACGCTCGCCGACGAGCCAAACTAGGGCCGTATCATGTCCGTATTGCCTCGGGGAAACTCTTCCTCCCGGGAGAGGTGGCGAGCCGTCTTGAGAATATGGTGCCCACCGAGGAGGGGACCCTTCGGTCTGTCGTAGGACCTGCTCCGTATGTACCCAAGAAGACTGCTCCGTATGGGGCCCCAGCTTCGGCGGATATCCCGGCTAGTGGTGCTTCTGTTGTTTATGGGAATGCAATGCGGGGCATCCATCACTGCCTTTTACGTGGCGGGGAAAAGGAAGTTTTACTCCTTCATACCGCAGACGAGATCTGGTCTTTCCAAGGTTGGGCACACTACACTAGCGTGGCCTGGAAGAAGATTGTCGGGCCCACCCCGACGGGGACACCTTTGATGATAATGCCCCTACCAAAGGATACGCGCCCCCGTTTTCCCACGCAGTTTGTGACAACGCCCTCGGGGGTAGTCATTATTCCCCAGGATGCTCGGGCACTTTTTTATGACGGGCTGACGATATACACCTTGGGGTATGACCAGACCCCCGGGCCACCTACGCCACGCGGACCCTCTAGCCAGTGGTATGAGCATATTGCAACCTCTGTGCAGTATGGCAACATAACGGGCAACAACTTCCAGAATAACGAGGGCTACGCCCATGATGCCCTCTGGGGATTTAATGCTTCGGGACACGAGACGTTTAAGTATGGGCGCGTGGGCACAACACTCCAGTCGGGCGCGAGTAATGATTGGAGCGATGTATCGGGGGCGATACAACAAACAGACCTGGGGTCAGCTTGGTTAGAGCCTGGGGTCTGGCGTTGTGCTGTCCAGTTTGTCGATCGATGGGGGAACTTGTCTCCCCTCTCGGGAGAGAGTGCCGAGGTGCGGTTTGCCCGCCAGGCTTCCTTTGGGCTACTTACTGCGGGCCCTCCTGCCGAGGTCGTTCCCATTGAGGCCGAGCGCGTCCGTAAGCATATTGCTTGGACAGATGTTCCTGTAGGCCCACCAGGGACGGTGGGCCGGATCTTGTACCGCAGTAAGGACCGAGTCAATAGTGGTACCCTAGATCTCTTTATGTTGCCCTTGAACTCTACTGTATCAACGGATGCCTTTACGACTCTGCCAGATAACGTCACAACAACCTACCCCGATAACATCCCAGACTTTTGGTTGACACAGCCCCCTGTTCGCCCCGTGCCTGTCACTAATTTCCGGTTGGGCGCACTGGCAATGGGACGGCTCTGGGCGGCGAACTTCGACACCGCCCCCGGACTGGTACGCCCCTCGATGGCGGGGCGTTGGGGCACCTTCCTAGAGGATGAGGAGATCTACCCCGATCCTTCGGGAGGGGAACTCACTGGGCTGGTGACTGTCTCCAACGGACTCCTCGTGTTTACGCGCACGTCAACCTACCGGATAGAGCCCTACTACGATGGTCCCGGTTTTCGGACGTTGTCCCTTTCCCATTCTGTGGGGTGTGTGGCTCCGAGTTCTGCTGCAACGCTTGCAGACGGGCGGTCTATTTGGATGGCTCGGGATGGCTTCTACAGCTACGACGGGACCACCATCAAACACATTAGTGAGGAACTAGACTCGGATTGGCGGCGACACAATACAGCCCGTAACCCCCAGGCGGTAGCCACGGTAAGTGACCAGAAGAGACTCTACCGATGTTGGGTGGCACGGGATGGAAGCTCGGACAATAATTGGTGCTACGAGTACGACGGCATGGGGTGGCGGGCCCAACCCAAGCTTGTAGATTCGGCGGCAGCTGTTTGTACCACTCAAGACCATCGGGCCTACACCCTGGTCGCGGGAAAACACGGGGTTGTTCCTGCCTCTGGCGAGGCTGTCAGTGGGGTTTGGTTATTGGACCACGAGGTCTTCAGTTATGCCCCAGATGCTGTCAGTGTCTCCCCACGAGAAGCCCTTATCGAGACCTCGTGGTTGGGAGCCAATACGAGTCAGGTACGGTCTACGGCTTTCCAAGTCATGCTCTGGTTTGTTGAGCGTGGTTCCTCGGATATCACAGTCGAGGTCAAGAGGGACTGGCGGAATACGGTTGTAGAGACACATGCTGTTCCGAAGAACCCCACGGATGACCCCCCCGCGTTTTGGGGCACAGCAACATGGGGGGATAGTGCTTCGTTGTGGACTAAGAATCGACCTTACTGGAGAAAGGTCCAGATTTATATCCCTTCGGCAGAAGTGTTCCGTCTGGTCATAAGAGGGGCCGGTCGGTGGGAGTTCGCTGGATTCCAACTCGAAGCTACACCACACCCCACGGGCGGGTCGAGGACGCCGCCATGAGCTGGAAATTCCCTAAACATCGCCCTATTACTACGGACTCCCTGGATTTTCGGGACATCAACGAGAACTTCACCACGCTTGTTGATGAGTTCTCTGGGGAGATTAACGAGCACAATATCAAAGCTGGTTTACTCTCTTTGGATGGGCCCTACCTGCGCGACGGGGCAGGGATGACGGTCGAGCACTACGAACACTGGGTGAATCCCACTGAACCTACTGTCCCCAGCTCGTATGCTCTTGTGCCTCTGGAGGATAGCTGGGTGAAACTTACGAACGTCAGTCCCGCCACGGGAGACTACGCTATCACCTTTGTCTCATCGGGGGCCCCCGTCTGGATCTTGGCCAGCTTCCAGGCACATTTACGGGACACGACCTCCTTGAAGGCGACCCATACTGTAACCCCTGGGTTCAACTTCGCCCTCATGGTGGATGGAGCTATACTCTATCAGTCACTGGTGGGCGGCGGGGACATATCGAACGACCATATTCAACAGCTTTCTGTCAACATGACCCAAGGACCAGGGGTAGCGGGTCTATACATTCCCCTTGTTGTTGAGGCGATTGTTGATTTACCTCCGGGGGAACACGTAATCAATGTATGTGCAAAAGCCCTGAACTCATACACTCCAACCAGTTCTACGGTAGGGCGGACAATGGGTGTACTTTCGCGAGAGCTGATTGCTTTAGAGCTGACGAGGTAGTATGGCCGAGATCAACTACATTCCCCTAGTAGATGGCACCGCAGCCACAGCGGCTTCCCTGAACGATCGCTTCACCGAATTGGCGGCTGGAGCCAATGATCTGGAAGGCTACACCCTAAGCCCCGGGGCCCTGAACGCGGCCCATCTGCCTTCTATTGCCAATATCGTAGACACAAAGAAGGTTGGGGAAAACTATGTTACGCACGCTTATGATGTGCAGTGGGTTTTTGACCAAGACAACGCTATCAGTGATCCTGCTCCCCACACAGGGACATCCTGGGCAGTAATCAAGACGCTTGTCCCCCCAGCAGAGTTGGTGCTGGATTTTGACCCATTTGTCTTGGGAATGGATGCCGACCCTCTGACGACTGACCCCCCGGGCGCGGACTATAGATATGCCGGTGTCCTCGTTCTCTTAAACGTACACTTCGTGTGGGGGGGCGTAACTGAATATGACCCGGAGACCACGGAAGCTGATGCGGTGAATGCGGTAACGGGCATTCAAATTCAGGTTCAAGGCGATGATGTGTGGCATACGATCAGGAGAGCTACCCGAATCTGTGAGCAACGCCTCTCCTACCCTTTTCGTCCTACGGCTACTCCACCCTACGCCGATGGCGAGGGTACATACCAAGATATGCCTACCCGTGTGCTCATAACGCTGGCGGACTATGTGGAATTGGGCCTTAATCCAGCCAGCGCCATCCGAGGGATACGGGCTGTAGGTGCGCGCTACCGGGTTGCTGCTCCAGATAAGGCGTGTGTTGTGACGTTTCGAGAGGGACGGCTTACGGCACTGCGTGTACGAGCAGACGGACTTCCGGTCTAATGCCTACTTTTATTCCGATATACACTTTTGTTGCTGGCGCAGTTACCGACGCTGACCAGTATTGCGAGAACCTCTATTCCCCAGGGAATGCGGCCTCCTTCTCTAGTCTGAATGGGAACTTAGATCAGCTCAACTGGCCCCCTTTGACAGCCGTTCCCAAGTATTTTGGGAAGGAGGACATACAGCGTGGGGCGCTCTCGGGGGGAAAGGGCCGAAGTGGCACCGCAAATCTGGACTACTTTAATGATTGGTTCCAGGGGTTTATCGAAGCACCTAATCCAGATGACGGAGATCAGGTGTTCCCCGCGCCTACCGATACCGACGACCTTGTTCGTCGGTATATGCCTATCCCCGGAGGGACGATTACCTTTGAGCTGACAGACAATGCTTCAGACGTGATTGTTACTTGGACGGTCTTATGGGGGAATGACTCAGCGGCGCATTTTCGCCACTCCTACCTGCGGCTGTTTGTGGATGGCGCACCGATTAACGATCAGGTCCGACAAGCCCCCCGGAACATAGCCGCTGCGGGTGCCCTACCCTTCATAACCCACCCTCAACCCCAGACCCTAGAGAGATCTCGTTATTGGTCGGGGCACCACGCCCTTACAGATATGCAGCGCGGGGAGCATACGGTGAGCTTACGCTTACTTGCTCACGAAAATGTCCCCCAGACCCGGATCTGGGCTAGGTCGATGCGTTATTTCAGGTTCATGCAGGCACCGTAGGAGACATTCATGCCTAAGACTTTAGACGACCTATGGGCCCACCACACTCCCGCCCTCCCTGCGGATGAGGTTGTTGAGGAGAAGGGTACGCCTACGCCTACGCCTACGCCTACGCCTGTGGTTCCCGAGACCCCGGCAAAGACTACGGCAAAGACTACGGCTACCGATGAGCATATACCCTTGGACCAGGACCCCCCAGCTGAGAAGGAAGATGACTGGGCTGATGAGTTTGCTGCACAGGTCGAAAAGGTCACAGAATGGGTTCCTCCCGTACATGCTGCTTCTCCCCATAGTTTACCCCAAAAGCTTGCAGACAAAGTTACCGGTACGACCCCCGAAGAGCGTCGTGCGCAAGCCCTACGAGTCATGTTGGGTGGAGCTAAGGCCGAGGCGAAGGTACTGACCCAGCCTTACCGGACTCTTTTCCGTCACGCTGTGCCTAAACCTATCCAGGAGCCACTCCAAGAGTGGGCGCATGAAGAGGTCCCATCGTCACTCGGAGGTGCGGCACGCACTCTTTCGCGTGCGGCCATACCCGCTCCTAATACGGATATGTATTCAGACGTTCCGTTTGAGTGGATGGAAGAACTCGCCCGGGGCATCACGGGGAGTGAGGCTCCCTTAGACGAAGAGGGACAGGAACAGCGGGCCGCATTTATGTCCCCGAGTGGAGAATAAGTCATGGCACAAGACAAAGACTGGACTGACTATAAGAACGATAAGAAGCGGGAAAAGGCATACCGTCAGTCTCAAGAGGAGCGGGCCCAGAAGGACCCCATGAGCTTCCTCCACGGTGTTCCTTTGGAGCAACAGCAGGAGCTTGGGGGACGGGCAGCGGGTGCTGACGATGAAGCCATCATGGCAGCGGCTAACATTGCCAGCCTGAACGCTGGTGGCCCCATCCAAGCGCAGCAGGCCCAGAAGGTGGCCCAGGCTGCGGGTAAGGAGGCCCAGGTCCGGGCGGGCCTTGGTGCTTCAAATTTAGATCTCATGGCCCGCATAATTGGTCAACAAATAGGTAAGGTCGGGGACATGACCTTCCAAACGGGGCAGGCTGCTAGGGATCGAACACAACAGACTGCAATGGCAGCAACGGACGCAGCTATTGCCTCGGCAGGCATTGCTGGGAAGGTAATAACAGGAGGCTGATCATGGCAGAATTATCCCCAGGGGAAGAGACAGATCTTCTATCGATGCGCTCCCAACTGGCAAAGGCACGCCTACGCAAGGCCAGGAACACTGTTGGTGATGTCTTCTCCATCTTGGGTCAGCGTCCACCTACGCGACCTGCCCCCGAACCGGGGGTACAGCGGGACTTCAGCCCCCAACAAGAGATAGCTTTGCGCCTCAAGATCCAGGGGCTGATGGACCAACGTAAGGCAGCCCTGGACCGGGTTCGCCGCGCTGGTCAGTCGAAGACAGTAGCGGCTTCAGTCGGGAGCGGTTTTGACTATAAGCTGCTTAAAATCTACGTTGATGCCCGGTATGGGGCACGAGAGAAGGCAGCGGCTGTCCTGGGTACAGCGAACACCCGGGCTCTGGACAATGCAGATCAGGTCTACCTCGATACCGTAGGTAAGGGAACTGTTTCTCCAAGTGATGACAATATCGATGCCTGGAGAGAATACCTGACCAACCCCGATGACCAGCGTGTGGGTGAGGGCGCTTTTACCGCGCTGGAGGAAGACCTCCGAAAACACCCTAAACCAGCGGACAAGCTTGCAATCATCAGTAATTTGGATACCTCTTTTGATGGTCAACTGGAGGCTAAACTAAGGGAGAGCGCCGAACGGGGGGACTTTGGTGCTCGACAGGTCCTCGCCATTGTAGAGGGGGCGAAAGTCAAGCGTGATGATGCTTTGGCTGCGAAGAATGTGACCTACAACCAATCTAACGATGCCCTGATTTCTGCTATCGGGCGGGATGACTACAAGCTCAAAGAGGTCATGGCGGAATTTCGCGAGGCGATGGATACCGGGGACACGGCTGGGGCAGCGGCAAAGATTGCTACCCAGATTGCCCAGTCTGCCTCACAACCTGCCCCCACCGCAGGTGGGGACACTGGGGGGGATGACCAATACCAACAGGTACTGGATAAACTTTCGGACGATGCGAATCAGTCACAGCCCGAAGTTATTCAGGGGAGACACCAGCTTTTTGAGGACAAACGGTTCAAGAAGTTCATGGATTCCTACGGTTACTCGGATCCAAGGCTGGCACTCAAGGCTCTCTCTAAGATCTGGCGGAAGGAACGTCGGGACAATCGTAGGGAGACCCGAGCCCGAATGTCGAAGGATGCTCGTAAGGGCTTCATCCCTGGTATGGATCGGTCGGAGACCATTGAACCCACCGAGGAAGAAGTGGCAGAGGAGACAGCTGCCAGTAAACCCTCGGCAGCAGCACGGCTGGCTGACGGGGGCACCGGGGCCAGCGCCCCCGATACGACAACACCACCTTCCTCGAAAGAACTGCATGACCAGGGGTATAAGCCCACACTCTACGGTACTAAGGCTGCCCCGCGTGGGCTCTGGCTCAAGTACAATGAGAAGCCTGTTGAGTTTGACCCTTTGGCCACCCTTGACTGGTTTCAAGAAAATGACCTTCGAGCGGAGTATAGGCCAGATGTAACGCCGCCTTCGTTGGATATGACCTATGAAGCATATCCTCAACCCAGTGAGGTAGATTTGTCAATACCTCAGAGTAATCCGGTTCCTACAGCTTCGTTAGCTCCCCAGATGGTACCTCCCACCCAGACAACCCAGCAAATAGCCACCTTGGCGAAGGGAGACCCACCCCTGGGACATGACCCTCGGACTGGGGTACCAGCTCCCCCGCCTATTGTTGACACTACCCTAGCAATCACTGGGGCGAACCCGCCTGATTCTCTTGCAAGTCAACGTAAGTGGGGGGCCACAGCCCTCAAAAATCTCTGGGGTGATGAGACTCCCCCGGGCGGCTGGGTAGCCTAATGCCCGAGACCCATACCCTTCCCATTTGGTATAAAGATCGACAGAAAGCGGGGGTAGTTCCAGAGCCTGTCGAGCAAAAGCCCGCGCAAGTGGCCCCTGTGCCTACGCCTGCACCCACATCTGCGCCTGTCCCGGCACCTGCACCTGCACCTGCACCTGTGGCTCCTATGGAGATGACACCGGAGCAGAAGAAGCTTCAGGCAGAATGGGAGAGCAGGGAGAAGCAGCGGGCAGTGGCTAAAAAGGATCTGGCTGCGGACTATGAGAAAGCACTCAAAAAAACAGTCCGAGCTGTAGGAGAGGAAAGAGCAAAAGAGGTAATTGACGAAGTTCTCTTGGACTTGAAATCATCTTTTTCCCAGAAAGCCCTATCTTTCCCGAACGTACAAGAAGCCGTAAGGATCGAGGCCATCGGTCGGACAGGTGTGAATTACAACACCATCGAGGACGTGCAGCGTCGATACCAACGGGACTTTCAAGACTACACTCGATTACAGAAGCAAGCCGAGAAGAACCTCGTTGCTCTGGCCAAGACTAAGGCACAGTCAGGGAACTTCATCAGTACCATTGGAGGCCGAGAGACCGTTATCCCCCAGCTGGGTACGGGGGGAGACGTACAGACGGTCATGCGTAATCTAACGCAAGCCCATGGGGGTACCCCAGATGTGAGTACGCTCGCCGGGGGGACAGCTCTCGCCGCTACCGGTGGTCAAGAGAAGGTGGATGCCGTCAGGGGGCTCTCGGAAGAGGCCAAGGATGCTGCTCGGATGTCCTCTCGTGCTCGGAACTCGATCGCCTACAGTCGCGTCCCCCGGGGGGATGCCCGTCGTCGTGACGTGCGCGTACACTTGGACCAGACCCCCGATGGTCGGGTGGGGATGAGCCGGGACATCTACAAAGAGGCGTTTCGTGTCTACCACTTTGACCTCTTGAGTAAGAAGCGGGAGGACCCGTCACAGGTAGTCCGTCGCGACGAGTGGGAAAGCATCAACAAAGAGGCAACCAAGTTTGCGGAAGAGGACATACAGAAGATCCTCCGGGCGGGCTACGGGGTCCAGCTCTACACCTCTGACCCAGGGGGGGCACGCGAGGCGATACAGTGGTACCCCAAACCCCTGCGTCCCTTCAGGGCGGCACTCACGACCCCAGAGCAGTACCAGATTGAGAGTGGGGTAGCTGCCCCGGAGATTCATCGGGGCCGAGGGTACTGGAGTAAGGTCGAAGGCATCCTGGGCAAGACGATTGGGTCCTACCTCACGATGCCAGAAGACCCCAATGTGGACCAGAGCTTTGGTTCGGATGCCCATATTGACTGGGAGATGGTCTATAACGCTGAAGCAGACATCCCTATTCGTATTGGCAAGGCAGGGGCCGAGGTCCTCGGGGACATCATGGGCTCCGAGGAGATCAAAGACAACAAAGCGGTGCAGAGAAGCATTGGTTTGCTGGGCGGACTTCCCCTTATCTTCTTGGACCCAGACCCCTTCTCCGGGGCCGTGATTGGACTGGGGCAGGCGGCTCGGGCCACCAAGTTCGCAGTAAAAGGGACGAAGAAGCTGGACATTGTATCTGGGGCATACCTCGCAGGCTCGGGGGCTGACGGTCTTACAGATGCTATCCATCAAATTAAGACCTTAATTGCCGAGGAAGCTGTTCGGATGCAGGAGGTTGTCCGCGTTGAAGAAGCCCAAGACTTACGGGTTGCCCAGGCGGAAGCGACTGGTGACCCGAAGTTGGCCGAGATACGGGAAGATGCTGCCAAGAAAGTTGCCGAAGCCGAGGCCCGGGCGATTCCCGATCCTGACCGGACCATCTTGCGTATCATACAGACCATTGCAGAGCCTGACGTAAATCACACCGTGAACCGGGAGATTACGCGAGAGACAGGAGCACTGGCACACGAAGCGGGGGTAGTGTGGCCCGGGAATAGAACAGCAAGCTTGCTTACTGCTGACGCCCTACGTTCGTCAGCGCCTAAGTTGGCGGCGGATATCGAGTCTAAGGTAAGCTACCTGAATAAGCTCAAAGAGCAGGCTCAGGCGAAAGTCTTGGAATTGGAGCAGCAACAGAAGGCTAAGGTCGCCGCAGCTAAGAACCAAGGTCGGGCCAAGTACGAAGAGGCTTTGGTCGATTATGCCCTCAATGTCGAAGCAGCTCGGGCGAAGTACCAAGCAAAGGTACACAAAGAGTTCTCGAAGTTTCAGTTAGAGACCGAGCAAAGCATCCTTGATTTGATTCAATCCCAGAAGTCCCCCGAGATGGTTGAGGCCATCCTTTTGGCTGCGATCGATGAGGCCGAGGCTGTCGCGGACACTTCACTCTCGGCGACCAAGGCCAAAGCAGGCAAAGACAAGCCCGAGAAGATGTCTGCCGAAGACTATGCTCTGGTCAAGGCCCTGGGGAATACCTGGGCAGCGCGGGTGCGGCAACGGAACATCAATGAAGAGCTTATTGCTCGGATCGTATCCGAACACATGTTGTCGAACACACAAGCCAGGACGGTCTCGGGAAGGCTAGGCACTGACGGGGTCCGCATCTTACGTGGTAGTTCCGAACTGCAACGCCTCTTGTCACCCCGAGCGCGACTATTGGCACGAGCGGCGGGACGACCCTCTGTTCGGGATGCCCGCAAACAGGCTGTGGCAAAAGTGTTGAAGCAAGCAAAGGCCGATGGGTACGACGCGGTCACCTTCAACCGGGCGGACAATGTAGAGGATGTCATACTCAACGCCGATGCCTTCCCTACCACTGTTGAGGATTACACCAAGACAATTCCCCAACTCACCTCCCAGTGGGTGGATGCTATCCTACGGGGCCCCGAGGAGATGTTGGAGGCTCTGACGGGACAACTCAAGGCACTGCGTCCACTGGAGGAAGCGGAGGCCGTTCGTGCCGCACATAAACAAGCGAAGGCCCAGGGGGGGAACGTCCTCAAGGCGGGTGCTGCGGCGCGTACAGCAGCGAAGCTTGCTGTCGAGGCCCGCCGTTTAGACGAAATGCTTGCGGCTACACTCCAGGTTCGTCGAGCAGAGAGTGCCAGCGACTTGTCCCCCGCAGCCCTAAAGGCAGCGCAGGAGAAGGCCGCGAAGGCAGGACGCAAGGCCGAAGGAAGGGGAGTAGAGGCTGCGGAGAAGGTAGAACGTGCCACACAGGTACTCAAGCGGTCCCGAGCAGCCCAAGCCCAAAGAATCGAAACCCGTATCGCAGCCCTACAAACCAAGCTTGAGAAGATACGGAAGTCAGGTTTTAAGCCTCGGCGTCAGGCGCTTGAGAGCTACATGAAGGAGGCTCATCAGGCAACGGAGAAAATCTGGGGGATCCAGGCAAAGATGACTGTTGCACGCACAATGCCTACGATGGTACTGCGAGTCTTGGAGAGAACACAAGCAGCCTACCGGAGCCTGGAGACCGCACTCCGAGCAGGACTAAAGCCCGACCAGATGGTGGGAGAGGGGACCGAGATGGCCTCCATGCTCTCTCGTGCCTGGGAAGATCCCGAGTTCACAGGCTTCCTTGGTCCCAGAACCTACCGTTCGTGGGTAGCCCGGGTACACCAACTTCTTGGTGGCGTCGGCGCAGCCTTTGATGCAGCCCGCGCTCACCTGGGAGACCGTCTCCCCGAGGTAATCCAGAACTTGGCGAAGTCCACGATGCTGCTTCAGGACTATAGTAATGGGGCCATTGGGCAGATTAGGCAGTTCACTCGGGGGGATGATGTAGCGTATCAACAGTCCCTTGTAGCCTTTTTGAACGGTGACCCCGTGGCACTGCGTCGAGGCGTATCCATCTTTTCCCAGTCTGACGGAAGCCCTTGGGAGAGACTGGTTAGATATCTAAGGTTCTTCCCAACAGATGATGTCCTCAAGGCAGACAACAACGATGTGTTAGATGCTCTTGCGGGTGCCTGGCTCCCTCGGGGCGTACCTTATTCGGATCCCGAGCAAATCGCGGGGGCGAAACAGCTTATTCTGAATGCCGTGGGGAAAGAGGGCGACCCTATACCTGTGATTCAGGATGTCACGGAAGCTCTCCGGGAACACTGGCAGGTAAGGACCGCTAGTGCCGAGGACATGAGCCGAGCCATGACCTTCTTCGCCCAAGGGACCATGCTCGGGTCAAACATGGTGGAGCTGCTGCTGAACCTGAAGAAGCTAGAGGGCCCCGCAGTTACCACAAAGCAGGCGCAAGCCCTGAATGGGTTCCTCCATGGGTGGTCTGTGGGGGGCAAGGGTGGGGAGGCCGTTACGAAGGGTCAGCTGGGCTATCGAACACCGGCCCAACTGGGCCCCAAGGGAGAGGTCCTCGTTGAGGAGCAGCTAAACCCCTTCTCCCATGAGGATGTATGGAAGACCTTCCAGTCCTGGGGGTTGAACCCCTTCTCTGACCGGACCCTGGGTGAAGTGGATGGGGTCATGCGGAGTCTTGTCCGTGTGTCTACTGACCCTACGATGGCGAACTTTCTCCCTGCATCTTTGCTCAAGAACATCAATGAGGTCGCGGGGAAGATTGTTAAGGAAGGGGCTACAAGCTCGGTTATTTCGGAGGCACAGGCCAAAGTCTATGCCTTCTTGTCGGCGTTTGCTCGTGTTTGGAGAACGTCTGCCGTCGTTGGGTACATTGTTGTTAAGCCAGGCCGAATGGTCACTGTCTTCGCAGGGGATTGGGGGCAGCTTTGGACAGAGGCGGGAGCTGTCACGTCAGGGAGACGCTCTATCCAGAGTAGCTTTGGGTACTTCCCTTTCTATGGTACTCAAGCCCAGGACGCGGCCTCAAGGCTGACTCGGACGGGCGCTGCAAATCGACCTACTCTCTTCGCCTCGGTGTTCAACCCTCACCTCGATATGGTCTTTGGGCAGGACCCCAAGGCTACGTTCAAGCTGAATGGCAAGACCACCAATGCCGCCCGGGTCCACAAGGAGATGATTGAAGATCAGGTCTTCGATACCTTCCTTGAGGCAGACCTACTCTATGCGCTCAAACGCCCCCCCAGAGGTAGGGTCACGAGCTTCCTGACGGGGGCGCAGCGGAGCTACGGGCGCTACCTCGATGCAATGCGGGACTACTACACATATGCCCAGTCTCGCCAGCGGGCGATAACGTACTTAGATGTTTATGAAAAGCACGGTCGAGCTGAAGCTAAACGACGTATGCTGGATGCTCATTTCGATTGGCGGTTTGCCGGTACTCGTTGGGAGATGACGCTCTTCAACACACTCATTCCCTTCTATACTTACTTCCGAAACGCAGAGCGCCAGTACCTACGGGCGCTGATGGAGCCCATGACCCTCTCTGGGGCGGAGGTTATGCAAAAAGCACTCCGGGGCCGACTTAAAATACAACGCACTCGACAGCAGGTTGTAACGGCAAAGACCCTCCCTGACTGGTACTGGTGGGATGATCCTGATGAGATGCTCAATGAACAAGAACAGCGCGCCCATGCTGCCAAGAACATCTTCCCCTGGTGGATTGGGGGGACCCCTCTTCTGGGTACCAGAGAGATGTCGCCCGAACTGATTACTGCCTGGGAGACGCGCACTGGGAAGATCTACTCGCACGAGGCCCTGACCTTGCCCTTCATCTCTGCTCTGGACATGGTCTACCTCAATGGTCTCGCCACACACCTAATGATGGGCTCCGCATTAGCGATGGCGGGGGAACCGGCAGCTCTTGAAGAGGGTGCTTGGGAACGGGCTGTGGACGAGTACACAGACCTTATGGGACCAATCTTGAGTCAGGTGGCCCAGAGTGGGATCAAGGGCTTCTCGAAGGACTTTGTCCCAGTCAATGAGGCCCAGTTCGCCGCCCTACAACAGTTCGGGTTTGGGCCCGAGTGGGTCCAATGGAATGAGAATGACCGCCCCCGGGCGCACCCATCCCTGCGGATACTCCTAGAGTCATTGCCAATTGTCTCAACAGAGGTCCTCCCTATGTTTCGGGACATCAATAATCCGGCCTGGGATATAAGCCGGAAAGAGGGGGCCAAGCATATGGTCGCTCGTTTATTTCGCATAGCGAAGCCCGTACCTTACTCACCCGAGGACCAGCTCGAAGGTCAGCTCCGTCACAAGGCCCACTTGGCGGGGGACCGTAAGCGTAACCTGCGTGAGCAGGCTGAAGGACGCAACTCTCGGTAGCATCTTGACGTAAAAGTTCCTGTGTAGTACCTCTATTACAGCCGACTCGGGCCCCGAAGAGGGTCTCGTGGGAGCGAAGAGTTCACCCCTTGCGTCGAAGACGCGCATCATGTCGAGGAAATCATGCCTTCAATCAAGAATAAATGGATCAAGCCTAGCGTTGACTTCAACTATGCCGCTGGCGTCCTGGTACAGGCATCGGAGGATATTGCCCGGAATCAGATGGTAGTCGTTACGGGCGTCACGGGGGGCGATGCCACTAATGGTGGGATGCTTGTCGTCTCGATTGCAGATGTAACCGACGATACCCGGCTCGCAGGGCAGAGTTTTATCTCCAAGAATGCAATTCCCAGTGGTTCGCGGGGCGTGGTCCTCCCTTGGCGGACAGTGCCTTTTGATACTTCAACAGCCTTGGCTGTTGGTCAGGAGGTGTACTGTGGGACCACAGGGAACTTTGTTCTTCAGCCCGTCGCAGGGGCACTTGTCCTTGGGAAGGTCGGAAATGTCGCCGTAATTGGTGGTGCCGGGGTGGGGCGAATTCTCTTTGCTCCTAATGCGCCTTCGTCCCGAGATCAGGCCGCCGCCTATGCTGGGAATATGGGGGGTGGTGTTCAGCTCTGGGAGTTCACTGTGGACAATGCTGGGGCCTCGGGTGTGCCGCGATTCGCTCTGTTGCCACTACGCATCATTGATGCGTGGGCTATTGCTACGGATGCTGTTCCTGCCGGGGCAGTGGACCTCGTAGATTCAGCCGGCACGGTATGTAGAGTTAGCCTTGCGGGCGCGGCTACAGGTGAGATTGTTCGCGCTTCGGCAGCCTTGAATACCGATATGGTCTTCACAAATACCGTCACTACCGCACCGGGCGTAGCCGGAAATATGGCCTGTAAGCTTTACGTTATGACCATCCCCAACGCATAGCCCTTCGCCACTAGGAGGGCACTATGAGACTGTCTGTAAAGCCTGCCGTATCACCAACGGCCCTTGTGTACAATGGGGTGACTACCGTTGTACAAATTACCAATGCCTACGGGGTACCCGGTGACTCCGAGTCTATTCTCGTCCAGAGCCACAAGTGGGCTTGCTATGCTATTTTTATTGATGCGATAGCGGGGCCGGCTTCCCGCTTAGATGCGCTTGTTCAAGAGAGCCCCGATGGTACGAACTGGGCTCCGCTTCAGACGGAAGCTGTGGCGGCTGGGGTAGCAACCCTCTCCGACTACGAACAGCAGAAGGCGTTCGCGGGAACGGGCCTTCTGTTTATCGTACATGCTCCGGTACGCGGTGGGCAGTATCAGCGGATCCGACTGAAGGTAGATGCCGGCACCGCAGATGTTAGGGTCCAATACTCGCTCTCGGGAGGGCCGGTCTGATGACATACTACCTTACACCAGCGCATCGCACGATCGACCCCGACACCGATGAGGTGATCTCAATCGAATGGGGGATGCTCGGCGGTGATGACGAGGTCGTCTCTGCTCTGGCCGTTTGCCCCCTGGGGCTCTCGACGCTCGGATCGAATGACACTCAATTTGGCGTCTCAGTCCCTGCGAATCCGCAAGGCATGACCGACGGGGTGTTGGGACCATGGACTGCACCAACAGGCTGGACACCGTCCACATTGGCTGAAATTCAATCGATCTTCGGAGGTGAATGATGGCGCGAATCACAAAGATGTGGGGATTCGAGGAGCAGTGGCCCAGCTCGGTCTGGGATGCGCACGGCTTCGACGTGGGCAGCACCACCAACGACGACACCAACTTCTCCACTTGGTGCAACACTAGTCCCACAGCGGGCTTCGTTAGTGGGGTTCGAAGCTGCAAGTTGCGCACCGACAGCGCATGGAGCACTCTGGGCTACGACGGTGACACCTGGCACGAGACATATTCTGCTGGGGCCTATGCTTCTGGGCGCGTTGCCTTTACCTTTATGCCCGATAACGTCGGCGGGTCGGGCTACCACGAGACTTTGCTTACCATCAACGTGCGAGGCGATCGGCTTGACGGGGGAGGACCATGCTGGACCCACGACACCTACCCTGTCGGCAGAATCTATGCCTACGCTTCGGGGTCACACTGGAGTCTTACGCTGTACGTCGGAAACACTTCGCAAGCAGCCATCCCGTTCACGATTGTCAGGGAGCAACCTAACAGAATTGGTATTGACTACTTCTGGAAGGACAACAACTACTACGCCAGGGTCACCGCGAACGGCAGTGCGATAACGGAGTGGCATCAATATACTAACTCTTCGATCAGCCCGCCTGGCAAAGGTGTGCGCCTCACCGGGTGGGGCATAAATGCCACCAACAATTCGTCTGGAGTGACGGGCGTGACCTATGCGACGTGCATCGACGATATAGTATATATCTCCGACACTATCACGGATATAACCTACAACGCGCAGGGGGAAGGTATAGTCACGCGAGCCGAAGCCGAGCCGCCCAATCCAAGCGGAGCGTACTATGTCCGCGCCTTGGACGTGTCGGCGATTGCTGCGGCGGCTGGAACGTGGACAGGAGCGGCTGGCGATATCGACATCGCGAGCAGCGATGACGCAGCTACCAAAGTCGAGACGACCGACACGAGCACGGCCAAGCCCCTGCGGATAGATGTAGACTATGACTCCGTGTCAGGCACAGCACCAGCAAGCTACCTTGGGATGCTTGTGCGAAATATGCAGTCGCGGGCCGCCAT